GTCGCTGGCGTCCTTTAGATCAATAGTTGCCCTTGCGCGATCTATACTAGCCTTATAGGCTAACATAGCATTTGGCCTTTGGTCTCTGAATCTTATTCCAGAGACTTCAGGCAAATGATCGTAAAGTATATTCATATAATATTGCTGTAACAGCATATTAGTAGAATTTTCCTTACAGATTATGCGCGGGCCCCTTGAGTCCTTAGGGACTAAAACGAGCTCTGCATATGGACTATACGATGTAATGTGTAGCCCATTCGGCGCTCCAAATATTTTAGGAGGAATAACCTCAGGTAAAAAGTTAACATTATTTTTAGTAACATTAACCTTACACCGTCTGGATATTTTATACAAACCGGGCAGTAACTCGTCGGCGACGGCACCACTTCCGTGTGTAGTCTTTGGACGATATTGATATGATATCGGTCCATCGTCTATACTAGGAAGGCCTATAGGTGCCAGCAGACCATGGATAATAGATCTAACTTTATTGAAAAAGTCAATATCAGGTCTAGATCCATGTGCGATCCGAGGTATATTGAGTTCAGTTCTTTCGAACGTTGTATACTTTTTACTGTATACCTCAATATCTGAATCGCTAAACTGCTCTTTTACTTTATAAAAATAAAATAAGAGTTGTCGCAGTACCTTAAGAGAACGCATATCCCGTATTTCTAAATACAGGGTGTTTTCGTAGGCGATATACAAATCACGCCAGAGGCCATTGAATAAAGTTGGGTAACCTTCTTTATCTTTAGGCGTATATGCCAGTTTTTCGGCGGGGATCCTGTTGATTTCTAATGATTGATCAACAAGTTTACCCAACGCAGGAAGAACCTGCGTGATATACGATTTACCCTCATGCGAAACGCGTCTCCTTATTTGGGCAATGCTCAAGGTATCTTTCGTGAAATAGGTTATGATAGTATAATACTCGATAAGCGCTATTTGCCACCTATCAAGTGGCTTTTTCTTTTTAGCCTTATTGTTATTATGCATTATGACTCTTTTCATGTGCCCCTCCTGTGGGTAACACCACAAGGAAGCAGGAAGATCCCCAAACACTGCAATATGTTTTATACTCTATTTGACCACTCATCCGTAATGACGGTATGGCGATCAATAACGGTCTCCGAAGTTCCCGTTTGTGTCCATGTGCAACCCGTAAGGGTAGCACATATTAACAAAGGGAGTAGTCCGCGAATCATGCTGTAGCAGTCGAACCTTTTAAGTCCGACACTCCGGCAATCAAATTGGACATAACATTCGCATCCGCAATCAACGCAGCTAATGTAGCTACAATTGTACCTATCTCGGCAGTTTTATCTGCGTAGAGATAATCAGGTACCTGTCGAAGGGCAAATTGTACGGATAAAGTTTCCTGTACAACGCCACCAGACGCAGTCGTGAATGGGACAACGCGTGAAACAGTTATTATACTATTCCTCGCAGAGTTCTTCTTCGTAGACTGATTGTGACTTAACTTAAGTCGATACGGTTTAGAAGATTCAGAAGCGACGTCTACATAAGTAGCGCCACCAACTTCGGATGTTTGAGTAAAGGTA